TCTTTGATATGTCGTCACCTGCGCCATGTATTTCTCGACTTGGTGGCATTTTGCCCCATGCCTGAAACTCTCTCTCTATACGGTCTTCTCTACTTTGATTCATTTACTATCTCACGAGCTCGTTCATAAGCGTCAATTACTGCCTGGAATTCACCAATAATCACATTTGCAACTCTCCAATCTTCAGCAGTTGCTCCCTCTACGACAGTTTTGCCGTTTGGTAAGAATGCCTGGTAGTAGCGTATTCTGTCTTCAATATGCTTTTTAAGGCGAGCGAACTCCTTACTTTTAGAAAAGCGAGCCATTGCTTTTTCTTCTACTAAAAGTTCTTCTGGCATCTGCGTTTGTGGTAGTTCAGTACCATAGGCATCACCAATTATCCCATTTGTTTGCATTGTTCCCTCCTTATAGTGAGTTTAATCTGTCGGCAGCTTGCCCTATCACCTCATCATTATTAACTTGTCCTGTTGATGTAACGACTGGCTTTTGTGGTTCTTCGACTGGTTGTTGCGCCTGAGCAAGTTGCTGTTGGAGTTCTACAATCTGCTCCATCATTTTACGCTCTTGTGGAGATGGCCCTTCTTTTACTGTGACAAATTCCTTCACACCTGGTATATCTGAGAGTTTTTCTTCAGCCTGCAAGATAGCATCCCAGTTAATCTGAATACGGTCATCTTCTTTGAACACATTCTGGAATTTACCAACAACACCCATAAAGTTCTCGAGTGACTGGCGTTGGTTCTCTTTATTCACCTTGGCGGTTGAGTCTTGTGACATCATAAAGCGGTATTCAATGCCTTTAAGCTTCGTTGGGTCAATCCGTAAATCACCTGCTGATAAAGTGGCATCTGGTGAGAAATTACCCTCGAATAATCCAAGTACATCCTCAAGACCAAGCTCTACAATATCTTTAATATCGTCTGCAAATAGGCTTACTGGTATCTCTTCTGTGCCGATATTAGCTACAAGCGAGAAGAAACCATCTACAAGTTCTTGAATAGCTGCTACAAGGTGTCGGCGTTCTGCACCATCTCGAGTCGCTTCTTTGTCTGAGTAAAGATTGATAGCCTGTGGAGTTTTGCCTTGTGATGGGTTGAGTGACTCTGCACCAGGTATCGAGGCATTCTGTGAACCATATAAACTTAAGAGTGAGCCAGTAAGGTTAGATTGAGCTCCTTGGTAGGTAGCAAGACCTGCAGTCGAGGTTTCAAGCCTTCTAATCGAGTTTGGTAGGGTTTCTACCATAACTGCACCTTCTCGGTAGTCGATAGTGTGCTTTTCTACCCCATTACCATTCACCACGATTGGTGGGATAAGGTTCATCTTAATGCCCTGGAAGTAGAAGTTAGTTAGACCATCTCGAGCGAACTGGAGTGGTTTAGCACGCTGGAAGTCGCCAAGGCCATAGAATGAGTCAAATAGTGGTTGCGAGTACTTGATTACGAACGGAATTCTGCCATTCTTGTGTGGGTTCTTCAGTCGGCGAACCTCAATACAGCCATGGTCAGGGGCAAATGTTATCCATTCACCATCCTTACCTGCTTCGTAACGAGTAGCAAGGCAAATCCCCTTCTTAACAGTAGAACCAGTGCGACTACGAGCAACCTGTGTGTCTTTCTCCTGGTCGTACGATTCCTTCTCAGACTGCTCTAAAAGAGCTTGTACGGCTTCTTTATTCCAGCCACCCTCTTCGTCATCAGCTACATCTTTAAGGTACTTCTTGCTTACCCAGGTAAGAGCAGTCACATAGTCCATATCAGCAATCGAGGTCCTGCCTTGCTGTGGGATAAGGTTACGAGGATTCCACAACCAGCAATCTGGTCCGATATAGCCTGAACTCGCTATATTCCAGTCGTAAAACATCGGCATATAGCCGTATACACTCGAGTAGAGCTGCCACATATTGAGCTTCTCGAGGAAAGGGTGTTGGGCATTCGCATTCGGGAATATCCATTTTTGCAGAAGAATATCCATAAAAGCAGCCTTACCAACATCAGCTTTGCCCATTGGTACAGTTTCACCTTCAGGGAGCTTTGCTACTACTCTATCGGCTCGTTCTTTTGCTAAAGTCGCTGCGTAAGAATCACTTATTTTAGAGCGGTCGACTGTGCCTGTAACACTGTCAAACACCTGACCAACAAGCATTGCTTCGTAAGCGTCAAAGTCCTTAATATAATCTCTGTGTATATCCCAGTCAGACTCGTAATCTGCCTTGTATTCGTACTCATGTTTTTGTTTTTTCATGCAATGAATCCTTTTTGTTTATTGTACTACAATTTAAAGCAATCCATACTGATTTGATTTTTTCAAGAGGGTTGGTTTAGGGAAGTCAGTTTGCTTGCTTACACCATATTTTAGATGCAGGAAGAGATAACGAGCAGCATCTGGTCCGTGGTCGTTCTCTTTTATAGGTATTTCACTTGGGTTGCGGTCTGGCTTGTCTTCTGGGTAGCGGTAGGCTTCGAGTTCAAAGATAAAGTTCTTACAATTTGAGCCGATAAACAATGATGGTTTTGGTGGACCGACAAGTTGTTCTCGAGGTCGCAACTTCTCAGTGATTAAACCTATACCCGTAGCATAGCCAGCAGAGTCGTTAGCCTTATTTACACCCACAACAGGAAGTGTCTTGCTCATCACCTCAATAGCATCCCTATTGGCGGAATCTGCCACGATTTGCACAACTCTCTTGTCAGCAATGATGTTCTTAATACGAGGTAAAACCTGCTCAAGTGTTTCCTGTCTACCATAAACCTCGTCTACTAAATACCATTTTTGGTCCTTATCTACACCCCACAATAAGAAGGCGGTGGTGTGCCAACCAAAGTCAATCGCACCATAATAAGTAAGGTCTTGTGGCATCTCCATTGGTTTTTTGATATGCACATCTCGATTAAAGTCTGGGTAGACTGCACCCTGTACGGCTCTAAATTCGAGTTCGTACTCCTGAAAGAAAGTAGATAATTGACCTTTTGCTTCTGCATCTTTGCGAGCTCTATCAATAGCAGTTTGGGTTACGAAAGGTGAATCTCGCCAAGTCGCCTGGTCAAAATACCATTCCTCATCATCTTTTGCTTGTAAATATAAGTCGTAGAAGTGGTTGTAGCCTCTTGGTGTACCCATGAATATCGCCCAACCATCGGTGGTGGTGAACATAGGTTGATATACCGCCCCCCAGTTATCTGGTGATTGGTCTGCATACTCGTCAAAAATAATACCATTAGCCTTAAAACCACGGTGTGAGTCTGCCTGGTCAGAACCAAGCAGCTGAAGACTACTGCGAGGCTTATCATGGTCGTGTTCTACCTCAATAACAGTGCCATCAGGTAGCTTTACAGGACCTTTTATGTAGTGGAATTCAACAAGAAGGTCTTGTTCATTCGTCTTATAGATGAGTTCCTTGGGGATTAGGGGTAGATATTGTCGCCAGACAACCTCGTGAGCCTGCTTGTAGGTCTTGAACACAACAAAATATCTCCCCTGCTCAATAACTGCACTCAACCAGGCGTGATTAACCGAAAAATAGGTCTTACCAGACTGCCGACCATAAAAAAGCAGACCACGCTTATAGCCATCTACTAAAAAGGCTTTGTGGGCAGCAATCTGCTTCTTATGGGGGGCGTATTTAGCCATTAAAGGCGTTGTATGCGGTCAAATGGTATGTTCTGTGGTGATTCACCAGACACCTCGTATACCTCTACAAGTTGGTTATCGAGGACCTCCTCTCGTCTGGCTTGTGTGCCACTTACAGGAGTAGGCCAGAACACATTAAACAGCCAATCTCTCGCTCGTAAGTAACGCATTTCGTTAAGAAACTCTCTTTCACCCATGCTTTTCACATCAAAACCATTTTCTCGAGCTACTGTTAAGGCAGCCTGTGGGTCTTCGTGGAACAACAATCGTTTTACTACATAACGCTTGTCTGTTGGTACACCTTGGTCATCAAAACCAATTCTCACTAAAGTGATAGTAAAGCGTGGTTCTGCAGTATCAACACCATTCTTG